TAGTAAATCGTGCCGTTAATATGATTGTAGATGATTGTGCAGATATTCCTTTTTTAGTACAAGAACAAATACAGGGTGCTACACCAATATTTAAAAATGTAAGAAAAACAAGAGTTGATTTATTACTAAATAAAGAACCTAATCCTTTTCAGGATATAAGCACTTTCAAAAGAAATATATTAGTAGATTTACTTATAGATGGTAATATATTTATATACTTTGATGGTATGCATATGTATCATCTTCCAGCAGACAAAATGAGAATAGAAACAGATAAAGATACTTATGTAGATAAGTATACTTTTGATAATAGTATTGATTACTCTGTCAATGAAGTAATCCATATAAAAGAAAACAGTTTTCATTCAATTTATAGAGGAGTTCCAAGATTGAAACCCGCTCATAGAACCATGCAACTATTAGTTAATATGAGAAATTTTCAAGATAACTTTTTTAAGAATGGAGCAGTACCAGGTTTAGTTTTAAAAAGTCCAAACACTCTTTCTGAAAAAATTAAAGAAAGAATGTTGCAAGCCTGGGTCGCTAGATACAATCCAAATACTGGCGGTAGAAGACCTCTATTTTTAGATGGCGGACTAGAAGTTGAAAACTTGACAGAAGTTAATTTTAGAGAATTAGATTTTCAAGAGGCAATTAAGTCAAATGAGAGAATCATTCTTGAGGCATTAGGAGTTCCGCCTATTCTTATGGATAGCGGTAATAATGCTAATATTAGACCAAATCAAAGAATGTATTATTTAGAAACTATACTACCTATAGTTAAAAAGATAATGAAAAGCTTTGAAAGATTTTTTGGATTCCGATTAGTAGAAGATGTAACAAACGTTCCATCACTACAACCAGAACTAAAAGATCAAGCAGCATACTATGCTTCTTTGGTAAATACTGGTATTATGACACCTAATGAAGCTAGGGAGAAATTAAATCTTGAAGCAGTTGAAGGATTTGATACACCAAGAGTTCCTGCAAATATCGCAGGTAGTGCCGCAAACCCAATCGAGGGTGGTAGGCCAACAGAAGATGAGGAAGAATAAATATGAACAGAATGAAAATTATAAATCAGTTAGGAGAGTATTTCCAGAAAAAAGGAAAATATCTTGAACTAGATGAGTATAACAAGCAGTCAGACGTCCCAATAAGAGGACAGATAGTAAAAAGAGTTTTTAACTCTTGGAGTAGAATGATGACTATGGTCAAGAAGTATTACCCAGATGTTGGAGTAGTAGTGAAAAAAGCAGCTCCTAAAGTTGCACCAAAGAAATCAGCTACTAAAAAGGTGAAGAAAGATGTCAAATAAAATTTTTCACTGGACAAACACATTTAAATCTCTTGGAGAACAAGAAGATGGTAGTGTAGAAATCAAAGGTTTAGCAAGCACAAACTCACAAGATAGAGCAGGTGATATTATTGAGGTTGAAGCATGGACAAAGGGTGGTGTAGATAATTATTTAGAAAACCCTATAGTTTTATACAATCACAATCATGACCAGCCAATCGGAAGAGCAAAGGCTGTTAGAACTGTAGATAACGGTTTAGAGTTCACTGCTAAAATATCAAAAGCAGCTGGACAAATTACTGATTTAATTAAAGACGGTGTTTTAGGAGCATTTTCTGTAGGTTTTCGTGTGAAAGATGCAGATCATATTCCAGATACTGGTGGATTAAGAATCAAAGATGCCGAGCTTTTTGAAGTCTCTGTAGTATCAGTACCTTGCAACCAGGGAGCAATGTTCTCTCTCGCAAAAAGTTTTGATAATATGGAAGATTACGAAAAGTTTAAGCAATCTTTTGTAAAGACTAACTCAGCAGATTCAGTTAAAACTGAAGAAGTTGGGCAGTCTAAAGTGGCGCAAGCCAACAATAAGGAGAATCGCATGAGCGAAGAAAAGAAAGCTCCTGAGGGCTTTGACCTTGACGCTTTTGCTAAAGAAGTAGCTGAAAAAGCAGCTACTAAACTAGCAATGCAACAAGCTGAAACAAAAGCAGCTGAAGAAAAAGCAGCTAAGGAAGCTGCTGAAAAGGCTGCTCAAGTAGAAGCTGAGAAAACAGCGGAAGTTGAAGCACAACAGGAAGTAGAAAAGAAAGTTGTTATATCAGCACTATCAGGTGCAGAACAACTAATGGGTGACGTTGAAAAAAGATTTAACGAGAAGAACGAAGAATTAGGTTCAATCGTTAGTGAACTTCAAAAAGAACTCAAAGAAAAATCAGAAGAAATTCAACACATTAGAGAATCTAAGAGAGTTTTCTCAAATAGAGGAAATGATGCAGATTGGAAAAAATCTTTTGAAGGTGAAATTTTAGATGCAAAATTTGCTGGTTTAGCAACTGGTAAAGGTTGGGATAATCAATACTCAAAATCAATTATGGAGAAAGTTAATCAACATTCAACAGTTGAAGTTTCTTCAGCAGACTTTGAGCAAGTTGTATCAGCAAACATCGAAAGAGATATTCAGAATGAGTTAGTATTAGCACCTCTATTTAGAGAAATACAAATGACTTCTGCAAATCAAATTCTTCCTATTTTACCAGACGCAGGTTATGCTGAGTTTACTACATCAGCAGGCGCAAGTGGTACAGCACCATATGGTAACTTAGAAGAAAGAACTGATAACAGTGCAGCACCTTTTACAGGTATTCAAATGCAAGAAAGAACTTTATCAACAAACAAGTTGATTTCAAAAACTTTCCTAGGTAATGAAACTGAAGAAGATGCAATTATTCCAATACTTCCTCTATTAAGAGAATCTATGGTTAGAGCTCACGCAAGAGGAATTGAGAATGCTATCTTATTAGGTAATTTAAATGTAACAGGAAGCCAATATACTTCAGGTATATTTGATGGTCTACTACAAATGTCACAAGATGATTCTGACTTTACAGATGACGTAGGTGGAGCATCACCAGCTGCTTTCCAAGCAACTGACGCAGTTGTAGCTTCAGACCTATTAGGTATGAGAAAGAATATGGGTAAATATGGTGTCAATCCATCAGAAGTAGTATATCTTGTGTCACAAGACGCATATTATAATCTACTAGAAGATGCTGAGTTCCAAGATGTCAATCTAGTTGGCGATCTTTCAACAAAGCTATCTGGTGAAATTGGTCAGGTATTCGGATCAAGAGTTATTCTTTGTGATGAATTCCCAGCAAAAGCAGCAGAAAGTTTTGCAGCTGTAGCTGTATATACCAGAAACTATGTAATTCCAAGATTAAGAGGTGTTACAATCGAATCTGATTATGATGTCGAGAACCAAAGAAGAGTACTTGTGGCTTCACAAAGACTTGGATTTGCTGATATTATAGAAGGAGCAACATCAAAATTTGGGTTTAAATATGATGCTAGTTAATTAGCATAGAACGGCTTGAGGGGAGCCTATCCCCTCACTTATTCAATTATGGCAGATTTAATAACAGTACAAGAATACAAAGATGCAGAAGGCATAAGAGGCGACAATAATGACGATCGTCTTGCTATTTTAGTGCCTCAAGTCTCTGAACTTGCAAAAAAATATTGTGGAACGAGTTTTATCGATTTCTTTTCTTCAAATAAAACAGAGACTTTTAATATTAGTGATAATAATACTTCAGTCGTGGTAGTAAGTGAAACACCAATAAATTCGGTTGTATCAGTTAAAGAACGAGATAATCCGAGTACAGATTACATTACACTTACAAACAATACAGAATTTTATATAGATACAAATAGTGATTCTATTTTTCGATTAGATTCTGATGGAGATAGAAAAGCTTTCAAAAGAGGATTTGGATCAGTAGAAGTTGTGTATAAAGCAGGATATGCAACAACTCCTAAAGATCTTCAACTAGCACTATTTGATCTAGTTACATACTATTTGAAAGATGAACACAAGCAGAGACGTACTCTTGGTGGAGCAACAATACAAAACCAAGGCACTGCAGGCATAAGAACAAGTACTGATTTTCCTGACCATATCAAACGAGTACTTGATCTTTATCGAGTAATCATCTAGTGGCAATAAAAAATATTTTCAAAGAACTAGATAAAATTTTAGCTAGTTATGATGCTCATGAGGCTATAAGAGGACAATCAGAAAGATTTGTTACAGAAGTTTTCTATACAGAAGAATGGACAAGAGGTGTTATACTTGATGTAATTAAAACAAAAATAGGACAGGTATCTGGTACTGAAAGTTCACAAATACTATCTGCTGTAAGAAGACTTTTTAATAGACAAACTACTGTTTCTAAATGGAGAAATTACTTAATACAAGCAGGATTTACTGTACTAGAGGGCAAAGAGATTT